CACCTATGCCGTCAAGATCCAAGACTCTGCTGACAACAGCACTTTTGGTGATGTCAGTGGTGCTGCGTTCACCACCACCACTGCTAACACTGCTCTCGTTGAGAGCCTGACTGTTAACACTGATGAGATCAAGCGCTATGCGCGTGCTGTCATCACTGTTGCTGGCGGCACTGGCGCTGGCGCTGTGAGCGTCGTCGGACTGGGTCGCAAGAAGTACAACTGATCCTTGATCTACTGCCCCCGCAATGCGGGGGCTTTTTCATATGGCACTTGATTCGCCGAATGAGATTATTGCTGACGGAGTCGTGCTGACGACTGACTACGCAGTAGTGGTCAAGACTTCTGATTTCTCCGCAGTCACCAACGGGAGCGCGATGACTGTCGATGGTGTTGCTTATACGGTGCGTGAGCCGATGCTGCTAGACGACGGCAAGATAATGCGTGTGATGTTGATGAAGGACTAACTCGTGACAACTAAGCGCGAAAACATCCTGGCTGCGATCAGGACAGCTCTTACGAACACCAGTGGTGTTGGCACAAGGATTTATCGCACTCGTGTTGACCCTATCGCCAGAGCTGAGTCACCGGCAATCATCATCCAGCCAATTCGTGATGTCTGCGTTCAGACCACCAGCTTGCCGAAGCTGGACTGGACAATGACCGTCAGAGTCACTGTCATTGAAAGGGCTGATATCCCTGATCAAGCAGCAGATGACACGGTCGAGTCTTTGCACAGCAAGATCATGGCTGATTTAACACTCGGCGGTTACGCGCATGATGTTGTGCCTGTAAGGACTGAGTTTGAGTTCATCGAGGCAGACAAACCATCAGGCTTGATTAGTTGCGAATACGAAATTCGATATCGCACAGATGTTGATGATTTAACTCAATAGGCAGACAGGGCTACGCTAAACCTAACCACCCTCTCCACTTACCATGTTGGATGAACACAGTGGTCATGGCGGGAGTTACCTCCTTG